ATTTTCTTTAGGGCTAATAGGTTCAACGAGTAACAATCCTGGAACTGGATTTAATTTTACTTTACCCAGAGGTTCTTTACTTCCGCCTGATTCTTTGTAGTAAGTGTGAATAGCAATACCTACTTGACTAGCGCCAATGTCTCGACCCAGTTCAGAATCAGCCGGAATAGCATACTGAACCGTATTAGGTTTAAACATATAAGCACCAGTTTGTTCTGGAGGAGTTTCTGTATATAACAAATCGCCTTGGATGTAGCCTTTAAAGTTTGACGGAACTGCTTGCTCTAACATAGGCCATAGTGTTTGATATAGTGGTGCTAATTGTGCTACGCGATTAGCTGGCTTGCCTGCCGCTTGTGCTTCGGCATCGCGATTAGCCAAGTGTTTTGTAATTTGTTGAGGACTTGTAAATAGTCCATTGTATCCAACGGCCGTAAATCCAGCAACATCAGTTAATACAAAAGTTCCATCGGGCTCGCGACCAAAAATAACAGCTGGCTTGCCGTCCCATTTAACTGTAACAGAAGATTCTGTGTTGTCTTTTAAATGTTCAATATGTGCCAATGCTTCTTTAATTCCAGCAACACCTTTACGGAATACTAAATCTTCAATATGTTCAATGCCTTTAGCTTTGCCGCCTTGGACTTCAGCAGCTTCTACTAATGGTTGCATACCTTGATTAACAATGCGGTCACGGAGTCGAGCCATGAAGCTGACTTCTGTGTATAGTTCTGTGCTGGTGTTTTCAAAGAAAGGGATACCTGCTTTTTCAAAATGTGTACGAGCGTCAGCTAACTTAGCATCTTTTTGTGGATCTTTAGTCAGTGCTTGAACAATAGTTTCTACAGAATATAAATCATCTTTTGTAGCTTTAGGTGATAATAACAATTTAGCAATCTCGTCGGGATCATTGGCTACAACTTTATTAGTAGCACGGTCTAAAATACCTTGGCGTTGATCTAATTTATACCCCAGTGCCTTGGCAACAGAGTTTACTAATACATTACGATCCTGTCCTTTAAATTCTGAATTAGCAGGGGCAGTTAGAAAAAATTTGCCTGTGCCCATATTTTTCATAAACATAAAGTCTGTTTGTACAAACCCATTGTTGGGATTACCTACAATAGGTGTTTTAAAGTGTACTTGTCCAGCACCTTTTTTAATATAGTCCTGGGGTTTTAATTTGTGACTATTACACCATTGAACTAGTTCTGCGGTTAATTGCTCTGGAGTAATTTCATTAATATCAACAGCAACATCTAAGTCGCCGGAAGTAGGTTTGCGACCTGTACTACCTAATGTATTATTTTGTAAATCAATATCAAGCATTTGCTCAAGCCAGTCTAATGTAGGCTTAACATCCATTTGATTGATGCGCTGAGTAGCGGCTTGCTTCTCGCCAGTTTTAAATACGTTGCCGCCCATTATTTGCCTGCCTTAAATGCTTTTAATTCTTCTGCTAATAATCTTTCAGCTTTCAGGAAATTATCCAATGTATCTGAGCCGGAGAGACGAGACGGAGGATCATTTTGTAATTGCTTAACCATTGCGTTAACACCATGTTGTTTTATTAAGCCAATAAAATCAGCGGCTGGCATACCTTTTCCATTACGAGTACCTGCGGTACTAGGCGTATTACCTTGCCCACCTGAAGAAAATGCCTTTGCTAGTAATTTTTTAAATATTGGAGCGGCTTGTTTTACATCTGTGGATTTTTCAATAGCATCTACGTCAGGTTTTAAATCTGGATCTTGTTCTGCGCCTTTTAACTCGGGTATTTTTGCGTCTGCCCATTGACTAAATTTAGTTAACGGCAAATGGTCGCTTGATCCGGCTGCTGGGCCAGCTGTTTTAGCTCCAGCTGGAATTGCAATGCCGCCAGGCGATGTATATTCGGGTGCTTCTCTAATTCCCGACAATGGGCCCATTTGTCTATTTTGTGCTGCAATATTTTGTTGTGTTTGCGAATTATACGCATTAGTTTTAACTGGTTGAACTGGAGCGACTTTTTTAGCGGCATCTGGATTGGTTTGATATTGTATATCTGGCCCAAATGTATTTTGAAATGCTGCTGTATACTGATTAACTTTTTGTGCCGCTTTAGGATTTTTTGCTAATTGTTTAGCAGCTTGCTGTTCTTCGTATCCAGGTTGGCCTGGAGCAATCCAGTAGCCAGGATCACCTTGCTTTTTACCTTTGTTCATTTTCTGTTGAATATCGGCTAAATTTTTATTTGCGTTTGATTTATAAACTTTGTTTTGTGCCCTAGCAAATTGCTTAGGGTCTGTTAATGCTGACGCGACACCGCCTAAGCCGCCAGCTTTATATCCTACTTTAGTTGCTCTAACCGCAGCTTTGACATTATCAAGAATACCTTCTTCTAATTCTTGTTGGCGTTTAGTTAGTTCATGAATTTGCATCAGTTTTCCTTACGGTGCGAGTAAACTTGCCTGGGTCGCGAAGTTTAATAGCGTTAATCAATTTGCGTGTAAGGTTCTCTGCTTGCTCTGGACTATAGGTAGAGTCAATTTGCTCTAACAAGCGTATAGCACTATCGATAATATTGGTGGCACGATTTTCGATAATATGACGGTTGTCATACTCGGTGTATAAGCTATCTAATTCTTCTAATAAACTACGGGTTTTCTTTTGCATAATTGCCAGAACCTTTTTATTATTTATTACAATTCATTGTATGTTGTCTGGAATTAATTCTGTTTAATTTGCCCTAATAATGCCTTTAATTTGCTACTTTGTACATCCGCAGTAATTTTGCTTGTTTCGCCCATGTCTTCATCTATAGATCCAACATTAATTACTTTACTTTGTGTTTTAATACTATCATAAATGTTGGGTTTTTTAAACGAATTTACTGGGCTAGTTTCTTCAGGTAAATCAGTAATGCGCATAGTTTCAATATTATATTCTAATTCAACTTTTTTCCCAGTTCCATTACTTGTACGAGTTTTCATACATTGTAACTGATAACGCCCGCGCTCTTTCATAGCACGACTTGTAAAGATACCAAACACATTATCTGCGGTATTAATTTTACTAATACCGCCAGCAATATGACTGTGGTCAAATTCAATTTCTTCAACTGCTCCGCGATTTAATTGCGATGCTGTTACCAATAATACTCCCAGTTCTTGCGCTAAGTTACGCAATTCTTCCGCTACATATTTGTCTTTAATAAACTGATCATTAGGATTAACTTTAACACTAGCTGGCATTAACAAGTCTAAATAATCAACCATAATAAAATCAACTTTAATACCTGTTTGCACTTGTACTTCTTTTAAATATGCGCGAACATCATTAATATTACTTTGGGCTGGTAATGATTTTACTCGATATTGCCCAGCTTTTTTGCCAAACATTTTAATCTTTAATTCTGCTGTTTCTAAATCTTTGCGAATTTCTTTAGTTGACATATTAGATAACATCGCATCAGTACGTAAGCCCACGAGTTCTTCACTAAGTTCTAAACTAACATAAGCTCCGCTCAACCCTTGTTCCAACCAACTTAATGCTATATTCATCATAACTAAAGATTTGCCCGAGCCAGATCCGCCAGCAAAGATATTAAGTTCTCCGCGACTAAATCCACCATATAAAATCTTATCTAGACTAGGCCAACCTGTACTTACTTGCCCGCCTGAATTAAAATATTTGTCATTACGACCTCTAGGATCAGCAAAATAATCTGTGCCCATGTCTTTTTGTAAACTAATTTGTACAGCATCTTTAATTAATTTTTCTACCGGAGCAAAATCACCCTTTTCCAATAAGTCTGCTGATTTTAAAATTGCTCTTTCTAATTCTTGGCGTTTAGTAAAACTCTCAAATTCTTCCATAAACCAATTTAAGTTGCCGTCTGGTAGTTCAGGCAGTTCATTAAGTTTGGATCCTGTGGCCGCATTAATTTGTTGTAATACCGGAAGTGTACCATGATCTTCATAGTGTTTTTTGATAAACTCTGCCGCGGATCTGACACTACGGTCAAAGTTTTCCGGATTATAAATGTTTTGAACGCGAACAAAAGATTCGGCGTCGTGTAGCATCATTTCTAAGAATAGTTTTTGGACTTCAATCCCGTAATCGTTTAGCAAGTTGCATTTTCCTTATTTCAATTTTAATTTTACTAGTTTCTTTAGACTGTAATATAATTAGCAAAGTTGCAACTCTGCCTAATTTTACTACAGCATCATTGATATCTTTAATTCCTGCTGGCCAAATTGGAATACTAACTGCCCACCCTAATTCTATAGCACGGGCTATCAATTTCAATCCAGCTTCGTCTTGATCTGGAACTACAATAACATCGCGCTGTAAATTTTTAATTAGCTGTGCTTGTGCGGCATTTATATCATTGTGCATAACTGCCATACCATCCACAGATAATGCGTCAAAAATTCCTTCAACTACAATTATATATTGCCAATCTGCGTGTTGTAAATCTTGCCCAAATACATATCCTGGTTGCATATCATTCAAATACTTGGGTACACGATTGTCTAAAAACCTGCTAGTATTGCCTACAATTTGGTGGTTATGTGTAAAAGGTATTACCACTCTAGAGCGTATAGCTTTACCGCTATCCACCATGTATGGATACTTGGTAGGATCAACTGCTCTAGATTCAAGATAAGACCATTGTTCTTTATGCTTATCCTTATCCAGTAATTCCAACCCTGCTGGTAAATCCTTTTCTTCAAATTCAATTTCAATTTTTTTAATTAGTTTAGCTTGATCTTCCAACATACCATGTATGCTACG